ACCAAACCTCTACCGAGTCAGTACCAAACACCCACAGTTGTCGGTGGTCGGCAATAAGCCCCACCACACCGTCAGGTGAGCCTTCAGCAGACGCAAAATCCAGCGGGTTAACGGAGGTGCCATCCAGTAGTTCTGAAACCCAGATGATCTGACTATTGGGCTGGTTGAAGACAAAGTAGCCATCAAGGTAGGCCACCGTCACGGCGCCAGCAAAGTCTGGGTCTGTGATCTGTGCGAATACGTTGGTGGTTTCGTTGTAGATGTAGCCGTCTGGATTGCAAGCAAAGAAAATCTGTGTGCCGTTGTCCGCAATGGATACCGGGCCGGTGCCTGACACCGTTCCAAGCAAAATCGGCGTAGCCGTCATGCCAGTCAGCTTATAGACTTCATAACCTGACACGACATAGAAGTCGCTGCCGTTGGTCTGGTGCGCCCACAGCGCCCGGATGGGGCCAGTGCCTACAGATTGCAGAAACTCCAGCCCTGGGGCGCGGTTCAGAAACCCAGCCTCTAACCCTCCTGCTGGAATGGCTTCGGGGAACAGGTTGACCATCCTGTTATTCGCAGCATTGATGCTACGAGCAACATAAGCCGAACCAAGGATGGGCGTGTGCATTACGCAGCTACAGCCTTGATGACGGCAAAGTTGAAAACCGGTTGCTCAGTTGTTGTACCAACAAGTGAAAAGAATGAAACTCGGAAACTACCTGCTGCCACTGCGGTAATAGCTATTTCATATAAATCAGTGCCTGATTTTTGATTGATAATGATTACATCGGTTGCGGCAACTGTGCTATTTGTAACTGTAAAAGATGCAAGAGTAGGTGATCCTGCTGCACTCACCAAAGTGATAGACCCGGTTGTTTTGTTTAGCGTCACTCCTGTGGTGCGGCTGGTTATTTGAGTTACAGCACCGCCAGCGCCTGTTGCGTAGCCAACGCCTGCCGTTCCCGATGATGTGACTGCACCCGTTACCGCTAGACTTGTTCCGGTGGCTGCACCAATTACTGGTGTCACCATGACCATGCTGGTCGATGTGCAGGCCGAAATGACGCCACTGGCAACCGTCCCCAAAGCTGGCGTGACCATCGTAGGGCTAGTAAACAGCAAGGTCTTGCTGATGCTCTTGGTTGTGCCAGCTTGGACGATAGGAACAATATCGGCGGCGTTGATAACAGTAGCAACGGGCAGAGCAGAAATGGCAACGGTAGTCATAATTAAAAGTTCCCAGCGTAGATGTTGTACCGTTGACGATTGGCAACTATGCCGTAAGGCATTGCCATCACATCATCAGGGTTGTTGATGCGCTTGATGTTGCGCTTGGAGGTCATGGCAATCCGCGAGACTTGGGGACTTGGCTCGACGCCAAACTCAGCGGCAATCTCACAGGCCAAATTGAACCTAAAGGCTCGCAAGTAGCCTGGTGGGAACGACAGCGTAGTCGCCAGCGTTGCCGGTTGATGCAGCTCTTCAACTGAAATAAAGTGCCATTCCAGCGGACGTAAAGGCACCGGGTAGACGTACATCTCAATGTCGGGGTACGACATATTTATCCACAGCACCTGTGGATAAGTGCTAGTCACTGTCTTGACTGCAATCCCATCGTACTGCTGTTGGTTGATGATCTTGATGCCGTAGCTGACATTGGTGGCAGCGTCCCTGAAGTAGGTGGCATCGTCAATCAAGATTGGCCTGTTGCCAACAAAATCACCAGATGGGCCTAGAGTGCGGCTTTTAACACTTGCAGGCCAGGTAAACACCTGATCCTGAGTGCTGAATATTGACAGTCGCTCAGTGTTCCATGAGTCGATCATCTGGTTAAGCGCCGACAGCGCGTCTTGAGATGCCGCCGCTGAAGGTGTCTCACCCTCTGCCAGCATCCCAATCAGGCGCATGGCCCCGTTTATCTGGTCGCCAGCAGATGTGGTACTCATTTACGCTCCTAATTCAGCAACCTCAACTCGCGGCCTGCCACGGGGACGCCTCATTTCGTTTACCGTGGCAGGTGGCTCAACGTCACCTAAATCATACCTCACCCAGCCATTTTTTTCGTCGTAAACAGCTTCCTCTTCAGCGCAAGCCACTTTCGTACCGTGAACCGGGTGACGTAGATAGATGACCATTTTTACGATGCGCTGTGAATGATTGCAAAGTTGATGATGACAGCTTCAGAATACGAAGTGGCAGCAGTCAGATTTCGCAATGTGATCAAGCAAGAACCAGCAGCTAGATAGGAAACGTAAGTCGTGTAAGCACCAGCAGCACTACCAGTGGTATTGCTTCCAACATTCACGATAATTACGTCATTGGTTGAAATCAAACTATTGGTCAGAATAAACGAAACAGCGGTGGCTCCAGCCAAAGCTGCATTGTTCATCGTAATGCGCCCAGCAGACTTGTTCAGAGTTACCCCTGTGCCTTTGTCTGTTGCTTGCGTTACGGTGCCTTGAGCAGCCGTAGAGTAGCCAATTTCTTGGCTTGCGTAGCAGGTAGTAAATTCCGGGTCGGCGTAAGCAACGCCGATTGGTTGGGTATTGGGCATGGTATGTCCTTTTAGGGGCCGAAGCCCCTATTTGGTTTAAGCAACCCGATACACGGTGTAAGCAGCATCGCCGGTCTTGCGGAACAAGAACTGCGCTGCGCCACCAACACCAGCCGCACTGCCGGTAATTGCGATAAGCAAGTTGCCAACCGCAGTAATGCCGGTACCAACAACCATAGTGACAATACCAGATGAAGTGCCCAAGTTAACGACTTTTAGTTCAAAGGTGCTGTTGACCTTTGCGTTAACAAACACAGCGTCAATTGCTGCTGCCGTAGGCATCGTATAACTTACGGCGCCAGTGCCAGCAGTAGCTACCAAAAGACCACCAGTAATTTGCGCTGCGGTCAGTGTGGCCGTAGCAGTTGCGGTCTGGGGCGCTGCTTGAACGCCCATAATGATTTCGTTGGTGTTGCCATCAGTAAACTGATACCCACCGCCAGAATTAGGGAGAGCCATGATAATTTCCTTTGAAAGATGTTACGAAGAAAGGGGCCGAAGCCCCATTCAATTTAGCCCCACAGACGGCAAGCCATCTGAGGACGAATAGTGCCAAAACCGTACAAAACGTCAATACGGCAAGGCATACGGTCATTGTTAATATCGTACTGGCGAACCACACGAAGCGAGATACCGTTATGGTTTGCGCGAGCAGCCATATCAACCCCCTGGGGCATGAGGAGGTCAGCCGTAGCAAATGTTATTGCGTCCTTGTGGTAAACCAAATTTTGCGGATAGCCAGTAGAAGCAGTACCAACAAACGTCACGGCAGCGTTGTCAGCAGGGAAGCTGTCAACGGTAGCCAAGGCGCTGGCGCTGGTGTAGATTGCTGGGCTGATTGCAATGCTAGTCCATGAACCGCTGGATGCGGTATTTGTAGCGGTACAAACAAACTGTTGCAAAGAACCAGTGGACTCACGGGTTTGTGGGTTAACTGCGTACACACCGGCAATGGTAAACACATCACCAGTCACAACGGTTGCAGAACCAGTACCGCCGTCAATGCTGATCGTAGATTGGCCTTGGGTGCTAACAGCACCGTTAACCAAGATTGTGTCAGCCGTAGACCGTGTACCAGTGGTGTGAACCTTGATGGATTGGCTCATGTTGACTTCATCAAACCCAAGCACACCAGTACCCATCATGCCGTTCTTGAACTGGCGTGACACGGTATCGGTGGGGTTAAACAAGCCCTTCATGCCTTCAACCAGACCAGCGTTAGCGGCAGGATTGACGGTAGCGTAGCGCGGGGACATTACAGCAGCGTTCTCGTTCAGTTTTTGCTGCGCTTGCAACAGAACCAAAGAGGTAGCTGGGGTCGTGCCAGGAGTGCCAACAGTCGCGTAGATCGACTTGTAAGCGTTAGCAACGTCAGCGTCAATGCTGGAGGCCAACTGAGAGATACGGGGCTTGAGAACCCGTTCTGCAAAGTCATCCAATTGCAGGGTCAGTTCAGCGGTTGTGAAGTTCACGCCGATGTGTTTCTGGCTTGCCACAGTCAGGGTTGTGAACTGCTCGTTGTCGTCCTGAACTTGCAGGGCGGCACCGTCGGTCACCAGTGCCCGGTCAGGCAGGCGGATACGCAGTGTAGAGCCGATTTTGGCACCGTTAACAGCGAAGCTGTCATCGTACTGTCGGTTCACGTTGCGGGTAATCACCAGGTTGTTCTCGAGGATTTCGAGAGCCTTCCGGGTGATCATGTCAATGGTAAGAATGCTATTAGCCACGATTTTTCCTTAGAAAATAAATTAAAACTTACGCGCCTGCAACGCTTTCATTTGTCGCGCTCTGTCAGCCTCAATCCACTGGCTGGTCGTCATGGTCTTGGTAGACCTTGGATCAGTCGTGTCATAAGACCCAGAACCCACCCCTCGGGCGGTGACTGGTGAAATCGGTTCAGGCGCACCAGAAGTGCGCTTTTGAACGGGGTTATCGGCTAACTTAGCCTCAAGTCGTCCAAGTTCTTTGGCCTGCAAAATAGGTGAAAGCCGAGAAATACGATCTGCCTCTTTCGGATTTGAGCCAAGGTGATAAACCAAGTCAGGCCCAATGTCCGACGATTGAATCGTCTGTGCCATCACGGTTGTGATTTTCAGGTTCGGGTTGTAGGCAACTTGTTCAAAGTCGCTGTACTTGTTCCGAGCCGTTTCTTCACGCTCATGGTAGCTGTCAAGAATCTCAGCTTGCTGTTTCTGGATTTCCCGTTGCTCAATCAGCTTATAAGCCTTGGCTTCTGCATAAGCATCAACCGACTCAAACTGATCTTGCGGCGGTAAGTCCACTGCCACTGCTGGCGCAGGCTGTCGCTCTCGTTCCCACTTTCGCTGTTCTCTCGCAAGTCTTTTTCCAATAGCTGCGTCAAGTTCTTCTTGTGTGAAGGTCTTGCTTGCTACTTCCGGCGTTTCAACTACAGGTTCTGGTGTGGCCGCCGTGGCTTCCAGTTCCGACGCGGGGGCTAATTCCGCTGATTGCTCTTCATCTGACATTTTGATTCCTGAGAATCCCTGGTCATTGGGCCAGTACAAATATTATAGACCTTCCCCCGGCGTTATGTAAAGCACACAAGAAGAAGCCGCAGTTGCGGTGAAATACCAAGTTGGTGGGAAGCTAAACACTTCCACAGCGCCAGCCACAATGGGCATGGCATTGCCGGTTGTAGTGACTGCCGCAGCGTTAGTCCCGGCAATTGCGGCAGTTGCACCAGCCCCTAAAAACGCCGTGACTGAACCAACATTTACCACCCGATATTGGTTGCGGGGCGGCGTGGATGCCGTAAAGTTAGGTGGAATTTGTACGGCGGTAGGTGCGCTAGAATTTGCGGTAATAGCCGTTGTAGCGCCGTTTTGGATGAACGCAGTGGTATCAGTCATGTTTGTCTTTCAAGGTTATTCAGCGGCTCGTGCCTGATTATGGCGTAGCAGCAGCCTGTGCCGCCTTGTAAGCAGTCACCACAGCAGCCGTATGCGTTGCTTTGCAGATAGCCTTTACTCGGGCATCCTCGGCGCTGTAGTCATCACCGGGAGCGATAACGTGGCGGTGGAATGTGCCGCTGATCTGCTTGCCATCTTCCATGACGGCGGTTTTAGTGCGGACTTGCACGGAGCCGCTTTCAATGACTTCTAGCAGATCAACAGAAATAACTTTTTCTAACATGATGTTTCCTTAAAGTGATGCAATAATAAATACTAAAAGTTCATCGTAGCGAACGCCGTAAGCGTTGCCAGCTTTGGCAAGTTTGTATGACTCTTCGTATTGATCTTCCCACTCGTCGTAGCAGAACATACCGTAGTCATCAGGATTCAAGTTCTCTGACCTAAATGCTTCCGCCAGTTCTTGAGCAACGATGCCAAAGTGAATGCGAGCCTTTGTGCCTTTTTTCTCAACAGCCTCGTTCCATTTAAAAGCGCGAAGAAGACCTTTGCATTTCAACGCAACAGCTTTTTCTGAGTCAAGCAAAGTCCTAATCTGTTGCTTCTCTCTTGCATCAGATGTGTTGATTGTGCCGTTAGTTGCAAATACTTCAGACCAACGGAAACCAGCGCGGCCTAAAGTAATCTCGTTGTTTGTACCCGGTTCAAAAGACAAATTTGCCCCACTAAACCCAACGCTCTTTATCGTCAATACACTACCAGAAGCTGCTGCAACAGCAGTTGATGCGTTAAGGCGGGTGTATCCGGAGACAGTTCCAAACGTCAAACTATTTCCATATGACGCAGCAACGTAAGCCTCACCATTAACCGTGTCATAGTTACTCGACACAGACCCATCATAAAACGATGTAGCACCAAGCTGAATGGGCTTTTTTGCCCTACGGTAGCCCGACGCAGCCGCTGGCATATCTCCAACACCCACCGCAATTAACTGACCAAAATCAGGGCCAAGACCAGTGCCACCAATTGCATTGTTCCATTGAGCAGCCGTATTTCCTGGGTCAGAAACAACTGATGCAAACTGGTTGTTGTAGATTTGGGCAATGTAATACAAAGTTGCGCTTGTTGGCGCTGTGACAGTAATGTTTGATCCCATTCGGTTGTTGCAAATAACAACCTCTTTGTTTGCACTCACGCTAATTGATGTGTTTGCAGAATTGAGAAGGTTATTCTCAATAGTTGAAAGCACACCGCCACTGGTTAAATAAACAACCGAACTTTCTATGAAAAAATATGTTCCGGTATTCGATTCAGTGTAATTTCCGCGAATCGTATAGCTTGAGTTTCCAGAAGATTCAATTGCAGCAGTGTCATACGCCTGAATATCACAATTTTCAATTACGTTAGTTTGGCTTCCACCTTGAAAAAGCACATGAGTATTTGCGCCAATAAACCTGCAACAAAAAAAAGTATTGTTTATGGTGTTTGTGCCTGTAGTCACGACGCTATTAGCGTGTCTTGCGCTCTTGGTGTTTTGCCATAGGCATTGATTAAAGGTTGTCCAATCAACTTGACTGTTAACAACATCACCAAGCTGAACAACAATACCGGTAGTTGCCTTGGCGTTTACAAACGAGCAACCATCATAGGTGTGAAATGTGCAGTTCTGTTTTAGTTTGTAAACAATGTCGCAAAGACCGTCACCATCAAACCCAATGTTCGTCATCTGGAAACGATGCACTGTGTCAAATTCAAAAAACACAGCGCCAGCAGTGCGGCAACGAATGGTTGCTATATTTCCTGCATTGGCTCCAAGAGTTCCGTTGTAGCCAGAACCCTCGCCAACCCAAGTCATTGTGCTGCAATCTGGATTTGTGATTTGAATAGGGTCGCACAAATACACACCAGCAGGCCAGTAGACTGAACCAGCATTTGTGTTAATTACGTCTTGAATTGCTGATGTGCAATCAAATGTTGATGTTCCTGCTTGAATTGCAGCGCGTTCTGCTAGAGGAATAAAGTCAAGTACATTTATTGGCGCACCCTCTATCATGGAGTACGATACTTTAGTCAAAGACATGGTGTTTCCTTAGACAATGTATGAAAACAACGCCAACACCTGTGCGCCAGTCAAACCTACGTTTGTATATCTGGCTAATGCGTAATCGTACAATCTAAATTCAGTGTCTGAGACAATTAAACCTGTTGTTGGGGTTGTTTTTCCAGAGATAAAAGAAGCAATATTTGCAATTCTTGAACCCGATCCAGCCACTGCTGCTGCAAATGGCAAACCGCCAATTAAAACATCAGAAGCATTAACCGTAACTGGAAATGCTATTCTAAAATTCAAAGTTACCAAACGGCCCACTTTTGTATAAGTTGCATATTCCTGTGTAAATACAAGACCCGCACCGCTTGCGTCAGTTGGCGTCCAAGTACCTTCTTCATAATCAGCCAGCAACTCGCTTGTGCCTGTGCCCGGTGTGGCAGAAAAGTCGATGCCTTTTCCAGAAGTGCCGATAACAAGGTTGCCTGTGGACAGGGTAACGTCACCAACAAACGTGATTGGCGTTTTGATCTGGCTGGCGTTAATGACTGAATTTGCTACTTTTAACATGGCGATTCCTAGTTGTAAACAACTTCAATGATGGATGTGTCGGGTGGTGCTTCAGTAAAAGTTACCGTGCCGCTGGTTACGGTGTAGGTATTGCGGTTCTGATAGACGCCGTTGATGTAGATGGCAGTAAAACCGTTGACTACCGAGAAAGCAGTTGTTGTTCCGTCACCCGTTGCATTAGAGGCAAAGGTGCTGCCGTTAATGTTGTCTACCGTCCA